CCCGGAGAGGGCGGCGAAGCCGCCGTCGCGGGCCAGGTGGACCCTTCCGGAGGGGAGCCGGTCGGCGAGACGGAGCACGCCGGCGTCCGAGAGCTCGAGCACCTCGCCGTCCACGAGCACGTGACGATGGCCGGGGGCGAGCCCCTCGGCCGCCGCGTGTGCGGCGTGACGGGAGAGGTGGCGCAGCTCGCCGTGGATGGGGAGGAAGTGGCCGGGGCGGCACAGGCGCACGAGCCGCCGCTGCTCCTCCTCCTGCGCGTGGCCGGAGACGTGCAGCGCCCGGAAGTCCTCCCAGAGCACCTCGGCGCCGTGGGCGACGAGACCGTCCACGGTGCGGCCGATGGCCACCTCGTTCCCGGGGATGAAGCGGGAGGAGAGGAGCACCCGGTCGCCGGGATGGACCGGAAGCCCGGCCAGCTCCCCGCGGGCGGCGCGCCCGAGCGCGCTGCGCGGCTCCCCCTGGGTTCCGGTGACGACGATGCAGGCCTCTCGCGGGCGGAGGTCGCGAGCCTCCTCGAGCGACGCGAGCTGAGTCGGGTCTGCGACAGTGGAATCGATGACGATGAGCGAAACAGGCTTGTACCCAGTAACATGGACAGGCGTCGTGTTAACCTCCCAGCTGAACGTGATAGCCTCTGGCGAGTCGTTAATCGTGGCGTAAGCCTTCTCGGACGGTGAGGCGAGACACCCGTAGACCAAGTGAAGCTTGTACCCGAGGTCGTTGCCTTCAAGATCGTTGCCGACAACCGTTCGGTACGAGAAACCAAACGTTCTACGGTTCTGCTGCATCAGCAGAACACCCTCTGCCGGTGCCACTGAACCATCACACAGGCCGAACTCTTCGGGGTAAGTAAACGCCTCGATGGTGAAGGTGAACTCCTCCAAAGAGATCAGGTTCAGGTACTTAATGTTGTCAGCATACTGCGGAGAAGACTCAGCGCCACCAGGCGACTCGGTAACAGCCGTCAGGCCATTCCAAGCAACCGCCTCATTGTACACGCCGGTTTCATCCGGAATGTAAAGAACGCCGTGGTCGACGCCGGTCTCGTAAAAACGCTTACCGACCTCGTCCCATGTAATAGCAGCCATCCTATTTCCTCCTAGAAATAGAGCGTGAAAACGTCGTGGTTGAGGTTGTCCGCCGTGAAAAATCGATCATGAATACACAACGGAAGAGCTGAGATCGAGTCAACAAACGGCGTATCCGGATTTCGATCAATCAGTGTCAACGTATACCGCTTTTTATGCCGATAAGGTTTATTATCAGCAAAATCTACGTTTGTTTGCGATCGCTCATAAACAATGCAAGGATACTCGAGTCGGACATTTGTTGGTGGTTGAAAATATACACTGTCCGAGCCGAGTATCTTTTTAAGAAGTGCTTGCAACTCAAGGCGTTGGGCCATTGTAAACACTCCCTAGCGAGAGAATGAGCCGGGGGCTTTGAACCTCCACTGAGGAAACAGTCCATCGCACCCCGGCCCATCGCACATACTTGATGTTGAAAAAATGCTGAGTGGCAAATTCATCTGCAACAATACTAATAGAATTATCGACAGATAGATCGTCATTGAGATGCTCACCAGAACTAAGACGCCTAGTGTTTCTGATAACGTCTCCAAAATATTCAATCTCAGTGATTTCATCCACCCAGATACCAGAACCTGGCGGGTTCTCAATGCTATTTCCATAGCCTACTTCACCATGAAACTTTGCCATCCCAGCTCCTTAAATCACGGACCAGCAACGGGCTCATCCGGCACTGGCTGGTTCCTGTTCCGGAAGGTCCAACGAGTGCGCTCGGCCGGAGACAAGATCTTTCCAGAAGTCGCCTCGGCCTGGATGGTGATCGACGTCAGAGGATCAACAGTAATAGCCCCAGCCGTAAGAACACTCTCGTCAGAAGCATCGACATACTGAACGCCGGCAACCGATGGGATTGTCACAACACCAGTGTCAGGATTCCACGTCGGAGCCTTAGCCAGCACCTCGGCGTTTCCAGACTGCACAACAACCAGAGCCGACTTAGCCTTGACGAGAGCACCAGAAATTCGAGTCTCGATCAGATACTTGTACTTGTTGTAGTCGATATCGAAGTCATCAAACAGCGAAACCTCGCCGCCACGATCTGCACCAATAACGTAGTCGGCCATGTTGACCATGATGCCGATGACCTCCGGAGTCTCCTCAAGCACCCCTACGGCAACCAGATCGCGAACACGCATCTCGGCCGCAACCTCAGAAACATTGCGGTACAGACGACGTCCCTGAGTATCCTTTGCCGCCATGAGCTGCCCGATGAGCGACTCAGTCGTGTAGAAGGTCGGAAGGCCAGAACCCTTGTAGAAATGACGGGCAAGAATAACGGCGTCAACAACCTCGGTCGGGGAAGACTCGGCGTTAGCCAGATCGACCGGAACCTTGACCGTGTAGAAGTCATCGTCAGTAGCAATAGGCCGAAGGTTAGTCTCACTGATCTTGTCCGTCGAAGCAACGTCACGTCCGTCGCCAATGAGAATCGCTCGAGCGATTTCCTCATCGAGCATGAGACGCATCTCACCCTTGAGCCAGGCGACAACGTCAAAGTCGGTAATATCGATCATGTCGTCGCGGTCGAGCTGCTGCTTCTTGTAGATGGTCGTCGGGGTGGTGATACGCTTCGCGACACCAAAGAACTCTTCCTTCTTGACCGTACCCTTGATGTAGCCACGAGCCCGAGCCTCATCATAGGTAAGGTCTGCTGAGACAGTCTTGATGCGCGCAAAGGGACTCTTACGAGCTCCACCAAGCACATCTGCAACCCACTCGGACCGGCGGGTAAGCCACTCCGGCGTACCGGTAATAGCCCTAGCCTCCGGGAAAAGAACATCGATGTCGTCAATACCATGCGCCATGGCATATGCCTCAACGGCATCCTTAAGGGACCCACCCTTAATGGCGTCCGAAACGATGGTGTTGATGTCTGAGTGGCTGAGCGTGTGGGTGGGGGTGCGCGCCGCACCATCCTGCTCAAACACATTACGATTCATGTCAATACCCTCCGTGTGAGTGATTCCAGACTGTTCGGCAGAGCTGTTGGCCTCTTCAAGTGCAGCACCGATCATAAAGTAGACCAGTTCCTTCTGTTCGTCAGTGAGGGTGTTAAAAACATCTTCAACTGTACGGTCGTCCTCGGGCACGTCTTTCTCCTTTTTCTCTTGTGACGCGTGGCTGAGTTTCTCATCCTTGACACTCGCTTCACCGTGACTCAAGTCTTTATGCTCGAGCGGAAGACCAGTGTAAATAATAGCCTCGTCCTCGAGAGTCTCAATCTCGCCATCGCTGTGAGCAACAGCGACATTATCGATAAGAGCCCCAGGATTTGCGCCTGCTAGAACCAGGCTGACCTCACGGATTGATCCGTGAAGAACGTGGCTTCCCTTCTGAACCAACTTATTGGCATAAATAGAAAGCTGAGTAATATCTTTGTGCTGGACCAGAGCCTTCGAGCTCTCTCCAGTCTGAGTGTTGTTGAAATAGCCGTAGGCGTACATGCCATCTTCTCGATGCTCGAGAATGGCATGCCCGAGAACGTTCTTCGGATCGGAATGACCATGCTGCCAGACGAGAGGCACGCGAGAACCGTCCTCATGCTTGAATGCGTCGGGCATGATAATTCGGCCATCGGAGCACCTGAGATTCGCCTTAGTAGCGTAGCCGCTAAAATCAGCTCCCATTTTGACGATCTCCTTCCTGACTAGTGTCAACGGCCTTCGGTGCCGTTTCGGTTTCTACTTGTGGCATGTTACTGTTCCTCAACTCGTCAGCCTTTGGATCATCCGATGGGCGAATGCCGAGAATCTGACGAATCTCGTTCGATGTAAGAATCTCATTCCGAGTAAACTTGTCCGCAATCTCAGCCATACTATTAACAGGAACTAGCTTGAACGGGTTGTTAATTGCCATGATTGTCTGGTTCTGGGTGCGAGCAGTCTTTGTCAAGAAAGTACGATTCATGGCTTCAGTAATAGCCCCGAGAATGGGCTCTACCGTTCGGTTGTAATAGTTAAGCATGGCTTTCTCGTCGGCCGTTCCGCTCATGATCTCTTCAGTCAGGCCTAGTTGCCCATAAAGCATCTTGGTGAGATACTCGACCTGCCCGAGAAGGTTGTTTTCGGCGGGCCGGTTGAGCTGGATAACTTTTTCAGTGGCATCAGTATAGGCAATCCCGTACTTGCTACCTCGGAGCTGAAACTCAATGTCTTCCCTTCGCTGCTCTGCTGCTTGCCGTCGTGCTTCCGACTTAATCGTATACGGAAGCTGCACAATCAGGTCTAGTTTTCCAGACGCAGACTGCTCGTCAATCGTATCAAGCAGGTTGAGCTTACGAATAAGTCTCTGAAGCGTTGAGTTTGGCTCATTCATGATTGCATAGAGCGGGTTTTCGATAATCGCTACGAACTTCTTACTTACAAGGACTTCTTGCCTAAAGCCCTTTTCTTCATTATAAAGACTAACGCGAACATGCTTAGGCATCCAAGCAACGATACGTCCAACACGAAGTGTCTTAATATCAAAGCTTCCATAGAAGTCTGGATTTAGTGATGTATCAACGGGAACTATCGCAGCAACGCCCTCGTCGAAAAGCGTCAACACAATGTCTTGTCGAAAAGCACGTGCCGCTTGGTCAATATTTGCTTCGACATTAAGACAATAGTTAAGTCCACTCCCTATTTCTTCTAAAAATCGACCATTTTCATCGATTCGCACATGCTTAAGCGAAATTGCAGCAACATCGATGCTAACTCGAGTGAAAACTGCAGCCACGATTGAGCGTTCGTTTGAAATAGTAAGACGCATGCGATCCGGCTTGGTTCTTCCATAATGGACGACGTAATTATCTCTGGGAGGTTCCTCAATTCGGCCAGTAAAAGCATTCCAAGCATGTTTCAACTTAGTTCCGAATGTTGTCATTGGTCACCCCCTCTCCTTTGAACCATGCGCGAGCCGCTACCGCCTAACAATATCTCGACTGAGCGGCGTTTCAGTCTGAGACCTTTAATGATATGCGCGAGCCGCTAATGCTTATAACGATATCCGCCAGACCTACTATACCTATTCCTGTCAGCAATAAACAAAGCACCTACGGTACCAGTCAGCAAACCTATCGCAACCTTTTCTCCAGTGGTACTCTTTCTGGACATCTGCAAATCAGGATGATTAATAGGAATACTGCCTTCCTTTACTAGAATTTTGCTAACTTTTGCTCGAGCATCTTTGATCTGTGCATTTCTTTCCTTACGACGTTCGTTCCAACCCTTTTTTTGCCCACCCCCCTGTTCACCAGTCTGGCTTGGTTTATGAACACCCCCCTGTTCACCAGTCTTGCTTGGTCTACTAACACGCCCCAGTCTAATAGTCTTAGGTGATCTACGAACACCCCACCGCATACCCTTGATTCCATAATGTTCAATGAAATCGTCTAGAATATCATCGGGTCCGAACGTTGTCATTGGTCACCACCTCTCATTTGAACCATGCACAAGTTGCTACCGCCTAACAATATCTCGACTAGTCCGAGACCTTTGTTTCCTATTCCAAGTTCTATCTTTGGGCAGTGAGGTTATGTTATAGACGCCCTGGGAATTCTTAGGAGCAAATTTGTCTCGCGAGGGGTAATAAGATCTGGAATTTCTAAGCATAACACCAGCACTACCACCTATGACACCCATCAAAGCTATTGTAGCCTTTTCTCCCGAGGTCATCTTTCTGGCCATTATTGCATCGGGATTATTAACAGAAATTCTACCATTCTTTTTTACAATTGCGTCAGCTTTTTCTCGAGAACGTTTAATCTGTGCATCTTTTTCCTTACGGCGTTGGTTCCAAGTCTTTTTTTGTTCATTCCACTGTTTACCAGTCTTGCGTGGTTTACGAACACCCCACTGCATACCTTTTACGCCATAATGTTCAATGAAGTTCTCTAGAATATCATCAGGTGTGGATGTGTGGACTGCCTCGGCCCCGCTGAGCTTGAGCAATGACGTTGGCGGCTCTTTGTCCATTTCTCGATATTGACGAACAAGAACACGAGCGGCTTTCGCTTTCTCTTCGGGAGAAGCATCAATTGGAGTTCGAGCACCGGAAAGAGCGGCTGCGGCTGCAAAAATAGCATTCTGATTGACAGCGCCATCTGGAGTTTTGATTGGAAGCTTACACTGCGTCTTGGTTGTCAAAGCACCATCATGATGATGAATCAAGCAAGCATTATGCCATTGTTCTAGCGTGTAATCAGAAACAGAATAAGAACCCCAAGGTCTCGTGTCCATTAACCCTCCTAAAAAATATCTCAAGCGATAATATAAATCATTCAAAAGCCTCTCGGTTGGCTTTAAAAGCAACGTAAGCATCCATAAGAGCAGCCACGTTATCTATTTTTTCCTCTTGGCGCTTCTTTAGAAGTTTCCGGTTTCCATTTGTATCTTCAAGCGTGATAGCATTACCCATGGCAAAACTCATCAACTCTTGATCAAATATTAACATTCGCTCTTCTGCAAGAATCTTCAACTCACCAAGAGGAACAGATTCCGTTCGAGCACCTTGTGGTACCTTTTCAATACCAAACGGGCCGTTTTCGGACTCCCAACGAGTAACAAATTCTTTTGCATTATAGGGATCGAAGCCAAGAGCTCTGACGTCGTACTTTTCATTCGTAATAAACGCATCAAGATCATCGTAAACTTCCATCATATCAAGAACAGTTCCTTCAAGAACATGAAGACTTCCTTCTTCGACAAAAGTTTCGTACTTTGCACGCATTGCTCCGGGCAACTTCATTAGCGTTAGTGACGTAATGTAACTACGTGTCTTAACTCCAAATTTTCCACCACGAATCGGAAACAAAAAAGTGAAAGCACAAAAGTCATCACCCTGCGAAAGATCAGCGCCAAGCGCACAGGTCATGTTCCAGAACATCTGAGGACGATGAGGAAGCGTTTCTTCATACGTGAAAAAGTACGTATAACCTTCCATTGGAATACCAAACCGCTTTGCGAGAATGTCATTGCGAGTCATCGGAGCTTTTTCTGCTCGTTCAACGTCGAGATGATATGTCTCGTAACTTACAGTTCGTCCAAGATTTGGACTAGCCTTAACCCACTTCGATGGGTCCGCCACTTCGTCAAGCTCGTCTAGTTTATAATGCCAAATCGACACATGCGGAGCATAATACTCACCTTTAAGTATGTCTGCCAGTTCCATTTTGATTGTGTCACCGGAACCGTTTCGAACAGTCCCTTCAGAACTGATAGCGATGATTAAATAGTCTTCAAGTTTCGAAGCTCCTTGCTCTACCGCCCCAACAACGTCTTCTCTGATGTCTCCAGAAAGCCATTCGTCGATAGTCGACACTTTAGGCCTAAGACCTTGAAGCTTGTTAATGGTCATAGGACGGATTTCAAGAAGTGACCCTGTAAGAAAGTTCTCAACACCCTTCTTAGTCGAGGCTAACTTCTGTCGCATTGCCCGACTACCTGTCGTGTTCTGCATAGATCCCTCAGTCAGAAACTGAAACAACGGACCTTTGGCGCGAACAATAGCAGTCCTAATTGGAGACATGACTTCTTCTGCTTGCTTCATCGTCGGTGCCGTAGTTATCTGATGAGTCGTCGAAGTGTCAACGTTTAGAAAATAACTTTGAATACAAGAAGCATACATAGACTTTGCTGAACCACGCGCTACGATTAAATACTGCTTTGTCGTAAGCCGCTTTCGAATAGTCTTCGTAATGTACTTCCCGCCGTGGTTTTGTTCGGTTGGTTGGTAGACGCTTCTCTCTACGAAATAATACCATCCAAAAATTTGTTCGGCCCAAAGCTTAAACGTTGGAAGAAGATAAAGATCACTTCCATCAGTAAGAGTCATTTCGTTTTCGCAATAACGAATGAATCCTTCTACCGCAAGATCATCATAGTAAATGTTGGGGTTGGCGATAAGCTCATCAATTCGGTTCATCTCCATAGTAACTTCACGGTTTACTGGGATGTCCCCACGCACAACAGCCTCACGAAACAACCCATAATAGATTGGTACCGCTGTGTTAGATAGAGCCATCGCCCCCGCCCTTACCTCGACTTAGACATCTTCTCTTTTAGTAGAGCATCTTTAATCTGTCTTCCCATCGGAGACTTGGAGAACTTATGCAAGGTTTTTCCAGCTGAATAGACACCTTTTCCAGCTGTAAAAGCCTGTTTTGCAAACCTTTTACCTTTTTGCAGTTTGGAGTTGTAGTATACCAACTCCTGTTCCTTTGTAATCAACCGTCGATAGTTCTGCTCAAGCTGCATTCGATCGGTCAAAACTCTCAACTCATCATTCGAAAGAACGTGTGTAGAAAAAGTTTTTCCACCCGCCCCGGGTCTTTTATTATTTGCAGTCGAAAGCTTCTTCTTAAGCGATTCAGTCTGTGCGTAATCTTCAGAATCCCTCTGAGTCTGAGAACGACGAACACCCCACCGCATACCTTTTACGCCATAATGTTCAATGAAATCACCTAGAACCTCGCCAACGTCGATCTCATTTTGAAAACTCATTCCGAAACCTCCCATCCAGCCACGCCGGGCTCAAGTACGTTAGAATCTAGTAAACTAAACCAAACAGTTCCTTGGTGTACGACGTGAATCCACTTTGGATAAGCATCTTGGTTGTTCTTTGGCGCCACCCAAGGTTTCGGATTGAATCGACTCTTAACTTTGACAACACAAGCCAAAATCAGTTCATTCGGAATTAGATCCTCATTAGCACCATGGTCGGCACCGGGGTTTTCCTTTTCAGCAAAAGCCCATGCTCGAAGAAGATCGATCGTTGGAAGAATCCACAAGTTTTTCTCAACCCAGGTCCGTGGATCTAAAATGCCTTCTTGCGCGGCGCAAGAGGTAAGTCGATCTTTGATCATTTCAGACTTTACAACAAAAGAATGCGCCAAATACGACATAGATCCACACCTCCGTCCTATTTGAGAACTTCTTTAGACTCGCTTGCGTCGTAAGGCTCGTCGATCTTAAAAGTCACTAGTCCCCGCCAACGGCGAATTTCAACCTGAACGGCAGCCTCTAGACTATCGTCGGTGATTACTGATGTGTCTCGTCCTGGGTTTTCAACATTATTCTCCATGGCGTACCAATACGCTTCGGCAAACCCTGGGCTTCCAGAAATCTTCAAAACATGTTCTTTAGCCCAAAGACTTGGATCAACGGTCGGCCCAAGCATGACCGAAACGCGAGCTGCTGCAGCAGCAACTCGAGATTCAAAATCTAAATCTCGACTAAGAATAACTTGGCTGTATAAAGTCATGAAAGACCCCAATCACCCAGCCCAGTAAGTAGTATTTACCATCCATGCGCCAAAGCCGCCGGTTGGCCCAATTACTGCAAGATTGCCATCAGTTCTAAGTTCCAGCCAACCCATGTATGGCTTCTGCTCTGTATCTCCAGGAAGTGTCGCAGTACACAAGCCGAGAAATGGAATAGTATATGCTGGACGATAATCGAATGGCAAAGTACACACAACTTGCTGCGGGCCAACCGCTGTTTGTCCGTTGACTCTTCCTAAAATATGAACGGTGCCGTCGATAAGCTTTTTGTAGCGAAGTCTCCCAAATGATGCCACATTTGTATCCGTCCACCCGTTTGCAAATGCTGCAAATTTCCAGCTAGAGTCTGATGGGTGAAGCAACCGATCTACATCATCAGCCAACTGCTTGACATCTCTTGGGATGTCGGGAGTATCATCCAAAATCGGATATGATAGTCCTAAACGTGTTTTTGGCATAAAAACTCCTTATGTCCAAGTTACAGGTGGAGTAATCTGCGTGCCAGGCAGAACGGCGGGCCAGTTATCCGTAGTATTCCAAGAATGATGAATTGTTACATCATGCATGGAAGTGGTGTAACGCCAAATATCAGATTGTCCGGTATCCAACACGCCAAAACTTAGACTGTCTGCGCTCGCCCCATTTGCAACCGGCCAAATCACTGAAGAAACTGGACGAAAACCAACGGGCATAGTCAAAAATGTCGAGCTAGTCGCTCCTAAAGCTGTAAGCTTGCCAATTAATGTAACAACATTACCTTGCCTGGACAACCGCAAATGATCATTGACGCTCCAGCCGTTAACCAACATAGAAGACACATCCCTGGCGCCGGTATCACTACCAAGATTCCCAGGTAAACCAAAATCTCCGATCTCTGAGTTTGAATTACGAGTCAAGGACAACACTTGTCCACTGTTCTTAGGGGTAGGAGCATACACATTCCCCTTTAAAGTAAGATCAGTGTCTGAAACAGTAATTCCAACCCAGATAGGAGTTCCTGTTTTATCCAAACGAAGTAAACTTGATTCGTTTCCTTCTAGATTTATGTATACACACAAGCCATCTCTTTTATAACCTTTAAAGACTGCCTGGGGAAAGTAAGAGGAAATAATTTCAAGCGACCCCGTCATGGTTCCGCCATCAGCAGTGACATAACGATGGTCAATATCAATAGGGCCCCATTGCCCAATAGCAGTGGTACCAAGCACTCGATTAATTGGCACATCGTCTGGAATGACAACGTTGCTTAGATCCCCAAGAGTAAAAGAAAGACTTTCCAATGGATCTTTTGCCAAAATATCGCGATACGTTTCAACTGGAGCCCAACCGCCACGCTCTCCCGGAGGGCCCTCGGGCCCTAAAGGACCAGGTGGTCCCGGTTCACCTTTCGGCCCTTGAATGGGACCGACGTCAACCCAACGTGAACCATCCCACATCCATCCATGCAGCGTGTCTTGGAGAATATAGACATCGGTTGGGTTTGCACTAGCAGGAAGAGCCGCTTGGTTTGGTAGGAAACCTTTAATCGAAACGCCAGGTCCAATTGGGCCCGGAGGGCCTTCAGCTGCATATCCAAGAGTATTCCAAGGCGTTGTTCCGTCGCCAACTTTGTATCGTCGACTATCGGTCTCGTATCCTACTTCACCCGCCATTAGGATCGGGTTTTCATCAGCCCACTCTGTGACTGTTCCTCGACGAATGCGAATGACATACATAAAATACCCCCAAACGTCTAAGGAAGAAGATCGCGATAGGTTCTTGGAGAAAATGCTGGCCCAGCAGGACCTTGCGGGCCCATCGGTCCTTGAACTGCACCAAGATCAACCCAAGTTAAGCCGTTCCACATCCAACCATGTAATGTGTCCTGAACAATATAAACATCATTGAGCTCTGCGTTTTCAGGAAGAGCCGCTTGATTTGTTACAAAACCTTTAATGCTTACACCAACGCCAGGCGGGCCCTGTGTTCCGGTGTATGGAAGATCATTCCAAGGCGTAACGCCATTACCAACCTTGTACAGATTGGTGTCTGTAACATATGCCGGCTCGCCATCGCCAAGGATTGGATTTGCAAGCACCCACTGCTGCGTGGTTC